GACCAATTGAGTATGTCTTTTTTATGTTGTTTAATATCCATTTTATCTTCATATCCATGACCTTCTTCATCAAAGGCATATTTCTCATAGAATGACTTAGATAAGCACTGCGATAGAGTTTGTACAGTAGCAACAGTGATATCTTGTAGATTAACAATGCCACCGCCAATCTGTCCAATTTCAATCCCAAATGCGGCATGCAGTGTATCCATTACCTGCTTAAGTAAATCTAATGTATGAACTATAACTACGGCTCTACAGCCAATAGATTCTATAATACCAGCCATCATTACGGTCTTGCCCGAGCCAGTAGCAGATTGAATTATTCCACTTTTAGCAAATGTTGCCTTAATAATTGTTTCATTTTGATAGTCTCTAAATTGGAAGTTACATCTAGGATAAGATACTGGAGTACCATTTGAATATTGAAATACATACTCGTATTTATACTCATATCTAGTCAATAAACCAGATACTATATCCAATATGCCAGTTGGGAATGATTTTGTGTTAATATTAAATAGATGCTTACGACCATCCCATTTACCACATTTGCCACCCTTCTTCATAAAATGTTGTCCTTGAATCTCATATGAACATACTTCTTGAATTTTACTTAATGTGGCAGGGTCTATATGGCCTTCAATTATACAAACTGTATTACTTACATTAATCTTGACTAATTGCATTCTCTTTCACTTCCTTCCATCTATCCTTATTGATACTATGGATAGCGGTAGTGAATTGCTTAAGTGTCATAATGACATAAACTTTGCCTTTGAATTTAAAATAGACACAACATTTTGGTTGCTTATAAAAATTCTTGATGTTTAGTCTATCAGCCATTTCGATTTCTGAAATATAAAGGTTCTTTATCTTGTTATTCATCTGGATTTCTAACATCAATGGCAGTGTTGCGTCTGCATGGATCATCTTGAGCATAGTTGTATTATTAATCATAACAAATCCAAATGGTACCTTTGGTCTAGAGAATGCAAAGAACCATTCTGCTCCATAGATTTCACATTCATCTTCAATTTGTTCTATATCTTCGATTGGTATTTTGTGTCTAGGTTTAAGCTCTGATGGAACAATTCTCTTTTTTGCCTCACCTAGCCAATTACAGGGACCAGTGCCCTCATTGTCTCTAATATCTCCCCATCCAAACCTTGAATTTGAACCGGAATATGGTACTACATACATATTAAGGGACTTAGCTATCTTCTTTTCGAAAGCCTTGCCCCTCTTGCGATTATTGGCATTTTTCCGTGCCAATGGACTCTTTTTCTTCTTTGCCATTTTATTGCCTCCTAGATAAGGAGGGTGCCACTAGGGCACCCATTAGATTATTCAATACCTAAGAATGTTGTTAGATGTTGTAACTGCTCATCTGTCATAGCATAGATATTAGTTACACCATTACATTCTCTTGCTAGTAGATCGATTACTGCTTGATATCCTTTGCCTGATACCTCAGGATGTGATTGAATTGACACGTTTATCTTTTGAATCACTTGGTTCTTATCAAACGCCGTATCCGGTTGTCCAACCTGTGTTTGTGGTTGAGCCGTAGCCGCTGGTGCTGTCTGCTGTGGCTGTGTTGGCGGTGTTTGAGTTGCTACAGTACCAGTTGGTTGTGGTGTAATTGGTTGACTAGGAACTGTTGCTGTTGGCGCTTGCTGTACTGGAGTTCCTTGTTGCGGGTTATTGAAATTTGGTACTCCATCAATCATAACACCACGTAGATTTACCATAATAATTTGTGCACACGCTTTAGTTTCATTTTGACGTTTAGATGTTGACAGCCAATCTATAAAACTAGGATCTTGTGCATTAATTTGTTCAAGTGTTGCACCTTTATGCTTAGTATTTGGCATTACATGTGCTAATGCTTCTTTTAGAGATTTTGGATATTCTAGTTCTAGAGGTTTAATGAATTCTTCCCAATTCAATCCAACTTCTAATACTTTAGCTTGCATTGTTTCTACAGTGTCTGGTGCATAAACTTCTGCTAAAATAGGCAATTGTGGTTGTAGTGAGTCATAACCTGGATAAACATCAGTAGGTTGTGGCATCGCTGATGATCCAATGTATTCCGTACTGAACATATCACCCTTAGTACCTGTCTTGGTTGCTATAAAATTCATTGCTTCAATATTCTGTTTCGCTTTTGCAAGTGGTGACAGTGATTTAAATAGATCTGTACCTGATTTTAAAATTCGAACTGATTGTGTAGAATAATCCCAAACTGGCATTGCCATACGTAATCTGCTTGCATGTTTGCCACCTGTTTTACAAACTGGACAATTTTCCATGCCTGGGCAGATTATTTCTCTATAAAATGCACCGCCATTAGGGTCATTTTTGCGTGCTTCATTTTGTATTGGATGACTATAGAACCCATGAGGCTGTTCTCCTAAATCCGTTCTAAGTAATGGTCGTACAATTTTTGGTTCATTGTACTCAAGTTTGATCTCTTGACCAGAACCCCCACCACCGTTTGACATCTTACCAGTACCATCAATTACATCCCAAGTATTAATTCCTGACATTCTAAATTCCTCCTCTTATTAATTAAATATAAACATCACGTCATAGACATAGATGTCATCGCTATATTTGTGTTCCATCTTTTCATCATATGTATTTAACATATAATCCATCTTCTGATCTAAATTTTGAGTATTTGTAATTAACTCAATACCTGATGGTAGCATTACTGCCACTACCATATAGACCATATTAACACCTGATTCCATCTTTGCCTTTGCATCTTCAAATTTCTTTCTAATATGCATTAATCTTCCTCCTTACAGTTTGATCCTGCAACGTACTTATACGCTAAAGGAGAGACCCTTATTAAGTCCCTCCCTCGCTGTTATTTCTAACTTATGCTAGTTGGTTCTTCCATTTAACGTATATGTTTATGTGACCAGATAATTCGCTTGGCTTAACTCTGATCTCATTAACTCCCGCTCCGACACTTTTGAAGATATCTTTATGTTTGTTAGCAATATATTTGTTTGATACACATGCCACATAAAGTCTAAATCCATCCTCTAAAATTTCTAATGGATCGAAAAATTTTGGATCTGTACATTCATTATCAATATAAGATTCTTGGATGTTGTATTTACCAGTATTTTCACCAATACACTTATATCTGATAATGCCAGTAGCCATGAATTCAAAATCAACAACTTCCATATACATCTTATGGTCTATACTAAAGAAGATATGCCCATTCTGATATTTAACTTCGACTTGATCTAAATATTCCTGTACCAGACCTTTGTGCACTAACATTGGCTGTCGAGAATCACTATAGACTAGAATATGTGTGCCCTCATCTTTGATGAATTCATATCTACTGCCTTTGGACAATGGCCCAAATCCCTTATGCATTGTCACATATTCTAGACCATCATTGGTAATATTTGCCATTGCATCAATTTCAACTTGATTACCTGATCTATGTGACATTCTTTGATTGACATCAGCTTTGAGCTTACTGTACATTTCTGCGGTCTTTTTTGATGGACCACAATCTCTACCACGTCCTAATAATTGGATTAGATAACTTACATCCAACAATAATTGCTCACCAAGGTCATATTGCATAATCTGCGCTAATAATCCCTTTGAAGCTTTGTACATACCTTCTCGTTGTTTACTAGTAAATACCAGATTTGTCTCTATGTTCATCTTATTGTCCTCCTGATTTTTATTTGTGGTTTCAGCATAATATTCATCCTCTGTTATGCAGTCATGTGATTCTAGATTATCACTATGTTCGCAACCATTGCTAGTCTCAGTCCAAGCACTACCACTACCTCTATGGTGCCCAAGCCAGTCTATACCATCTTCATAACAATGTCTGAATTCATATTTGTGTCCACAATGTGGACATCTGGCATATTTCCATTCACCACGTGTCTCCATTATTGTCCTCCTAATTTTATTTTTACAAATTTATCTTTTACTGGCTTGAATGCTTCCTTTAGATCTTCTTCAAATTCGGTCATAATTTCTCTGCCTTTAATATCATTAGCTGAATGATATAACTTACATCTACATTCTTCACCATCGCAGATTCCCGTCATACCCCAAACACAATCATTCATATTATTGTCCTCCTAAATCATAGCTTTCTCGTCCGTCACTATCATATCTTGTCTTTCTGCTCCAGTACCAAGTCCTATCACAGGACAACCTGTAATATTTGTCACTGTTTTCATGAACTGAGCAGTTTTGCCTGTGATTTCTTCTACTCTACCGAGCATCTTCCAATCAATATATTGGGCGAAGTTGATGAATATACCAGTTGGTCGGTTGAGCTTGGCTACATAATCCAGTCTGTTCCAATTCATTTCAAATACTCTGCGAGTCTTCTTAGTTACTGTTGTTTGCTCACCAAACTCCACTTCATCAGGTGCACCACACTCTGCCTTAACTTGATCCCAGCTTATTTCATTGGAACCATCATAATCGCCTGAGTACCGTTCATCACCGAGATTGGTCGAGCTACTAATTCTGATTGGATAAGGTCGCATTACCATATAAACTTCAATATTTGGGTATGTTGGTGATATGCCACAATCAGCCAATAATTGACCTGCATGGCATTGTCTAGATGTAGTATGTGGGTAATTCAACCCATAGTTAATATCTAGGTCTGTACCTTGACTGCCCTCAATGATCACATCTGTGCCAATATCTAATGATGCGTTGATATGGTCCATATAGTCCTGTATTATTATATTTTCTAGTAATGCCCGACCCTGTTCTATAGACAATCCATATAGCCCATGCTCTGGATCTTTCCTATATATGTGTAACTCTTCCATCATGTCTAGGAATAATATTGCTTGTCGCATAGCTTTCTCTGCCAATGCCGCACCACATCCTTTGAATGTAGATCCTGACTTCAATTTCTTTTTCTCATAATCGCGATGATGGTCAAGTATAACTGCCGCTCTAGGATGTATATGTACCTTACGGTCACCCAAGATATCTTTATACTTGATAATCTCATCTGCCAGAATTGATGGTGTAATTGCCGCCCCTGGACCAATTACCAATATTGCATTTGGATTGAGAATTGATGTAGGTAGATGCTGTACCATTGTTGTCTCACCATCAACAACTGTGGTATGTCCTGCATTTGACATGAAATTATTGATTGCAATGAATGGTCGATTATATTGTGATGCGAACCAATCTACTACCTTACCTTTCCCACATGATCCGGCTTGGGAATCCATTATTATACGCACTGTACCTAGTTTAGAAATCATATTATACCTCCAAGTGTTTATCTAGATAATTTTTAACCGACGATTGTATTGACTCTGCATTAGTGTGATTACCCACCATTATGGTGCACCATTTAATATTGTCTAAGAAATTCAATTTGATTTCAGCTTGTCTCATGAGTCTCTCATACATATCTTGCTGTGCTATTGATGTCTCTACACCATATTTGACATCTTGATAGTCTGGTTTATTGCGTTTTAAAGATTTTTCAAAGAAATCTTCTGTTCCTTTTAGATTAATAATAAGGATGTTAACATCTTGTCTTGTAGCGATATCTCCAAGTATTTGACAATAGTTCATTAGTCCATCAAATGGATTATAACCCTTATATAGTACTGCATAAACAGCTTCACTAAAATAACTGCGATCCATGATTACATTGAAACAACCCATTGCTACTAAATTCTCGCATCGTTCTAGCGCACCTATATGATATTCAAGCCCAACTTTTTCATGTAGTTCTTTCGATATTGGTGCACTGCCAGTTAGTCTCATCAGTTCACAATATTTATAGTTATCACGCAACCAATTAGTAAGTGTCGTTTTGCCTACACCCTGAGGTCCCTCTACTATTATAATAAATGGTTTATGATCCATATTCATCATCTCCTTAAATTGTGCACTGCCTCCAATTCTTCGGCAGATCGGGCATTGTAATAAATTCATATTCAGGGCATTAATCCACATTGGCCTAGTGTCACAGGTACTACATATTAGATCCATATTCTGTCACCACCCACATTGGTAATTGATTGACAAGATCTAAGAAGATCTCTGGTAGATATTCATTAACTTCCAGTAGAGCAGGGATCATTACCTCTCTAATCTGTGGATGAGCAAATTCACTAACTGCTCGTTGGCTGAATATTTCTCGCCATTCACGCATATTGGCTGTAATTACAATACTAGCTTTAGTTGCATTTGGTAATACCCCACGCGCATACTCTGGTGGTATACCATGATCTATCATCTTATTGTAAATGAGTTCACTCTGTTCCAGTGCTACATTTAATAGGTGTCTATAATGTTGCATGTCTGTCTCTGTTAATTTATTCATCTTAGGTGAGAGTTCAATTGATGTGCATGGGTCTATCACATTGATTTCATTTCCAAATCTGTCACCACCATAGTTACAGAATCTAGTTGATTCCTGACTAAATGATGCTAATCTATGGCGTACCATTTCATGTGTGATACCTCTGTCAACAATAAATTTAATACTCATGCTACAATGTTCAATTACTGAGTGATGACCCCTCTGCATAATCATTTGCACAAATCCAGATGCTGAACCATCCTTAACTAAATGTGTTGATTGATAACACTGTCTACCACAATTCTCAATGTGATTGAGTATCTTGTTACGATCTAACTCAGTTAATATCTCATGTGAAGCTGTGATTACTTTCATATCAATTCCCTCCTATACAACATCCCAATAGTCCACCAAATACTACAATTCCAGCTATTACAATAAATAGCATTCTATTTCCTCCTTATCTTCTCTCTACCTTGATTTTCAGACATTTAGTACATTTATATGTGTATTGTGTGTCTGTATTACCAGCATAATGATCTGGATTAAGCTGTTTATCGATCATCACATAGTCATGATCTCCTTCACATATCTTCCATCTGAGTTCCTTTAAATCTCTCATAGCATTGTGTTGCCACATGTCAATTTTTGGTGACCTATATCTACGTGTAACTAATAATATAGTCAAGAAACATATTAAGATTGTCATTAATGCTAATACAGATATGAATTTACTAATATCCATTTTACTTCCTCCTTATTATTATATCTAATTCATCTCTTAGAAACTTGAGATATGTTAGCTCATCTTGTGTTGGTTGATACCCTTTTGTATTTAGCTGTCTATAATGCCATACAAGTTCTGTTAGATCAGTATTGTTGTTAATTTTGTCGGCTGTTCTAAAATCTACCTTTATGCGCAGTAGTCTTGGTATTGCCATCGTTCTATTACGTGCTATTGATTGCCGCGATACGTTCTGTTTAACTGCCGCCTCTGCACATGTCATTCCTTGTGTATAGTCAACAATATCGCGTCTCTCAGCTCTAGTAAATTGATCATACTGCTGTTGTACAGACAGAGAGCCATAGGCTTTCGCCACATGACTCCTCTCTTTTGGGCTATCGAATCTCTCTTTGCGTCCAGGCTTCTTGCACATAATTACCTCCTATAGCTCATAACATCCAAGGTCAATATCGTTCTCGGGATTATATCTACCCATAATATAATCTGGTCTGCGCTGATCAGGTTGCGGGCATACTGCCAATATACGCCATCCTTGATTCATTAATCCCTGTAAATCTTGGGTGCATACATCTGTTTTAAATCCTACTTGATTTATGTTTAACATACCGAAGTTCGGCACGTGTACTTCACATTTTTGATTGAATTCCACACTCTTATCAAATTTCCGCATAACCGATTGCATTTCGTCAAATTGGCTTTTTAATTTATCTGCAATATCAGTGAATGCCGCAACTCGCATATCTATTGCTTTTTCGCTAGTCATTGGCAATCCTCGCATTGAGAATTTGATTTCTGGATATACTGTCATCAATACTTGTGGATCTGCGATATACTCATTTCCTGATTTAATTAGATATGAATCGCAGTATCGTGCTAATTTCTTATCCTTTTCAGGATCATTAGCAATAGCCTCATCTAACGTGGCACTCCAGCTGTAAAATTGTTGGGGTTTGCTCCATTCTCCATCTTCAAATACCTGTACTCGTTGTTCACTATCTATGCTTTCGCCTACTATTTTTGATAGCTCATCTAATTTCTCTTTACTAACTGATGTCTCACTAAATGTAATTCTTGCTAACATAATTCTCCTCCTCGATTTATAAGAATGACACACCCAATGTCATCTTATTTGTTAATTATTGCTTAATCCAATTCATTTCATCTACTAGTAAATCATGATTTGATTCAAGTTGATAGAAGTAATGTGGATTATTGCCTAAATCATTTGGCGTCCCAATTTTTGAGTTAGTTGACAATCCAATCTTTGAATTCTGCATTGCTACCCACATTCCATCAAATGGTTCCATTCCTAAACTAACTGGTGCATACAGTATAGATACTGGATTTGATCCGAAGCCATCATATTCTTGTGCTCTTTTAAATGATGATCTAATTTCGTCCCAATCACCTTCTGCTGTAAATTGTCCAGTATACATTGCTACAAAATCAGGGGCTACTACCTCAAACATCGGAATAAATGCATCATTCTGGTATGGATGCGATGTTTCTACCATTAAGGCACCATCAAATAGTTCAGGATAAAACTCTTCATATGATTGAACTATAATACCGCCGATGCTGTGTGCAAAGAAATAATTCTCTTCAACACCAATCTCTAGTACTAATTTATGTAGTGCTCTTGCTTGTCTCTGACAAGTGAGTGGTTGATCACCCAATGTAGAATCACCAAGTCCACGTCTGTCATAGGTTACTACTACAGTATCTGCTGTTACAAACTTGGCTGGTAATTCTCCTAATGCTTCATCAGCATCTCCATAGCCCGTTACCATGAAAATTGCTTTAGTCGCACTCTCAAGACTTCCATAGACCTTGTAGCTCAGCTCTGCATTGCCATACTCGAATGTTGACTCTGTGGCAAAGCTACCCATTGACATACTGAACATTAATACCATAATCATTAATAATGCTAACTTTCTTTTCATAACTGCATCTCCTTTTGTTTTCAAGTTTAATTTATTTGGGTGTGTCATTGTTATCCTCCTTCATAGTCCTAAAATGCTTGCGCAATGCCATGCCCATTTGTGCTGGCCCAACTTTAGGTCTATAAATCTTACTAATAAGATCGACAAGTTCAATTGCTGTAACACCTGTAACAATTGCTACGGGCATAATTGCTTTACATATACTTATTGCCTGATCTTCATCATACATCGATGAATTTATAATCAAATTCACGTCCGCATTGCTATATCCTAAATGTTCTGCATATTCATATAATTCTTCTCTAGTCATTGTTATCCTCCTATAAATATATATTAAATTTAATAATTATTCCATATGCTAATATTCTATTATCATTTATCCAATTTATAAACTCATTATAGTCAGTCTCTGACTTATATGATGCTAGGACAATCGTTACTATATGATTAACATAGTCTTCATGGGCTTCAATGAATTCTATATCTAATTTTCTACATTTCTTCTTAATATTATCAAGTGTAATTGCATTCTTATTCAATAATATATACCTCCATCTTATCGGACCAATACATCTTTAATTGGTTGCCGCCTACGTAAACATCTATATCACTATTATCAATTGCACCGCCTCTATCATGACACTCGAATATGCCTGTTCCGTTTAGCCAAGCTAAGTTCGGTATCCATACCATTGTACCAAATGGAAAGGAAGGACCCATAGCGATAGTCCTTCCATCTTCTACATATCTACCGCTGGCGGTTATACCATATACTGGGTGATCTGGATATTTTTCACACGATTCATATGATAGGTCGTACGCGGTGACATGCATTACTTTTTTGTAGCATTTTTAAATAAATTTAATGTTTCAGTCCAGTCATTCATGATTTTCTGTTGTGTTTCAATTTTGGTTTCAGCCAATTTTAAATCTAGTTTTAGATCCTTTATTTGCTCCTGTGATTCTATAACCTCACCCTCATGTTGAGTGATCATTTGGTCAATTATATTCTGATAGGCAATTTCCTGAATTTCTATTCGCTGATCTTTTATATATACTGAGAATAACAATAATATAATAATTAATGCCATCATAATCGTAATTGGGTCGATTATCCATCGCTTCTTTCTTTTGAATGGAATAGGTCTGATCCAGTCATGGAGTGTATCATAATTGAAGTATACTTTGCCATCTGTACATTGCACAAATAACTTCCTACCAGCATCATCAAATCCAGTTATTTCGCCCTGTTCGCCAGCATAGTCACCCTGTAGAACCCATACTTTCTGAAATAGATTCAGATCACGACTTGCATTAATCTTCTTCGGCTTGCGTTTCATAGTAATCCTCCTCATTGAGTTCACCCTCTGTAATCTCCTCAATTATTCTAGTTGTCATCTCAGCGCAGTAGCTACCCTCACATAAATTATGAGGTCCAGTATTGAATTTAGTGTCGTAATGATTCTGACAGTACTCGCATACTGCCTCATCTATTAGTATTTTAGCCATCCTTATTATGCCTCCTTCTATTAAACCCGACAATTCTATCAATTATTGTCTCGATACTTAACTCAATTTTAAAGAAATGATCTTCCCTTAATAGCGAACCACATTTTGATGTCTGAGTTATATTAATACTAGATGGATGCATAAAAATAATCTCGAATTCTTCTGTATTTGGATATATTTTACACATTAACATTTGTCCATTGTCCATTATTCTACCCCAAGTTTCGGTGACATGATCTGCGCTGTAATTATACAAACTATAATCTCTTGATTTCATTATGTCTTGAATATGGTGTAATTGTATCTCGGTCATATCTACACCTCCCTAATTTGTGGTGCATTATATCGCTTCTTCTTAGCATGCATTACATTAAATTTGAATTCAGGATTCTTATCAAGATATTGTTCTACTTTATTACGTTTTATTGTAACCATATTTTTCATCGCTGTTACTTCGCCAGCTAAGAAGAATGCATCAAATAATTTATATGAGTCATATCCATCTGTATGTGGTGATTCTAATATTAATTGCTTACCATCTTCTAGCACAGTTGGTTTTCCAGCTATCGTATTTTGCTCAATTGCCGCTCTAACTGCATCATTTGCCTGTTTTCTAATATCACCAGCAATTCTTTCGACTGTAGCCGCCATATTCTTTGCACTATAGAGTGTGTCTATATCAGATGCATCTAAGTTTATTGATTGTAGATATAGTGTTGGATTTGCAAGTACGCTATTGTATTTTCTACATTTAGCCTTACCTGAGCACCACGGGCAAAGATTATTGAGTGTTGCTGGGAATGTCTGTGCATTTTTAATCATATGCCACATACTGCTTATATAATCTAACACATTCTGTATATCCACATCATCATTAACTCTGCAAGGTTGCCATCCAAATCTAAACATTTCATATCCTGTACGCCATTCATCAACCTCAGGATACCAAATTCTACATATCGCTTCATATGCTTTCATCTGTAATGAATTATCTAGTTGTGATCTGGTAAATGCCTGTCTGTTTGATTTATAATCCTTAATTAAACCAACGGTCTTACCATCGATCTTTTCCTTATAAATGGCAATAAGGTCAATTTTGGCCCCAAAGTGTGCATCACCTAATTTTCCACGGAACTCAGGTTCAACTGCTATCACTCTGTATGGTCTATTTTGATTAATTGGATTACGTCTAAAGTGGTCTTTTACTAAATTTAGTCCTTCTTCATATTTTTCTAATCCTAGGTCGGTCTCAGGTGGGCAATATTTAGCATATATCTCTTTATATGTTTTCTCAAGGCACATAATCATGCCAGTCTTCATGAACATATCTTCCATTGCTTCACAGGTATCATGACATATCGTACCCAGCCAACTATATTGGTTGTCGTCGCCTTCTGATGGGTCAGTGACTAGCATATAATCATTAAGTAAAGCACTCAAACATTGATTTGCTTTTTTGATCTTAGATACTGATAGGTAATCTAGATCGAAATTTATCGGTTTCCACATTGCTGGTATTCGCTCAATTGTTCCAGTTGGTGTTATGATCGTAGCTTCAAGCTCTCCTCGGTTATACCTCAATGAAACCCGAACTGGATCGAAAGGGGCGGCACCGTCTGGTATTGCTAATATCGGCAAAAAGCGGTTCACATCGGGTTCGAAGCCATCAACAAATTCTTTTAGCTGTTTTATATGGTCATCTATAAGAATGTAATCTGACATGTCAATTTTTGGTTGCTCACCGCGATTAAGTAAAAACTTATCGTATTCATCATGTAATAGATCATCATCATGACTTATTGAATCTATCTTACTCCAATTATCTATAGCCTCTTGCCCAGTAGATGTTGATATTATCCCAGTCTGTGTATCTTCTGTTGTTATTCTTTTAATTTTAGCTGGTGAGATTTTAAGTCCTGGGTCTGCCTTCTTCTTACATTCTAAGCACATTTGATTATTGCCAGCATATGCTGATACTTCCATAACTGCGCCACAGGTATTACAGTTAATATTCTTCTTCTTACCCTTTACTGCTGTTCCCATTATATTCCTCCTATTATTCAATAAATTGTATTAAGATGAATTTATCAATTGGTACATCAATTACTTGATTTATGTTATTATAAACTCTTATGATTCCATCAACTCTATATCGATCCGGTGTCTTAATAATCTTTGATATCTCAGATTTAATAAATGGCGATTCAGTAGGATCCTCAATAAACTCAAAATTTAACATAAAGTCTATTATTTTATATCCAATCATTTTTGTTATACCTAATTGATCATCTGTGACATTTGCTACTGCCATTGATTTTGTACTATCCATGTTTACCTCCTATATTGACATTATATCAAATAATGATACTGTTAACCTAATCCTAGTACCACGGTCACATATTATTTCTATTGATTCTGGTATACTACCCACTCCATTAACGACCCCTGTCATATATCCAACACTATTGATTATATTATTATAAATTGCAAAGATTGGATATGTCTCGTCCTTTGTAATACCCAATCGTAAATCTGTTGTCAATGCTACTGCAAATAATCCATCAATTCTAGAATGTTGTGGCATCTTTATGTGCCTCCTTTGTCTCCTGTAATTCTTCTTCTATATCTTTAATCTTTTGTTGTAATTCTAGATTGAGTGTTTGTTGATCAGTAATTCCTATATCCTCACCTTTTCTTTTAAGATGTAAGTCAAAATCTATTTTACGATACCACTTCGGAAGAACCGCCTCCGGTACTTCTATATTGTTGTCATCTAATAAATCAAGTAGTATGCCTATACAATTTTCTTCGATCGTTTCCTTTTTATTGGAAATACCACGCATAGCTTCACCTGTATATGTGAATGACAGATTAGCATTAGTAGGTTTAATTAAATGTTTGGTCTGTTCTGATAGACTCATAGTAATCAAACAATGAGGACATTGTAATTGCATTACACATCCATACTTGTTTGTATCCATAATAGTAAGTGGTGTCATTTTCTTCTGACAGTTTGGACATTGAATATACTGCAGATTAGGATTTGCTATGATTACAGGATTGATTGCAAAATCCTCAATTGGGATCATCTTTTTCGATAGTCTATTTATATCTACTTTGACTTTAATGCTGGAGGTCTTAGCTTCGCTTGTTGGTCTGCATTTAGGACATAATGCACCCTGTACCTTACCAAATCTATGTGTTAAGAACTTTTCTCCACACTCTGAGCATTCTACTTCCTTAGATCCACTAGTTGGATTAACTGGTGCTTTGGATCTTTTCTTCTTCTCAGATGCTTTCTTTTCTGCCTCAGCCAATCTCTCCGGGTCGGCTGGTATATCATGAGATTTACAATGATCACATCGTACTTTTAGACCTGACATAAATAGACTGACTGTTACCTCCTTGCCACATGATAAACAGGGTTCTATTTTTGTTTTCCCTTTAGTACTCATTATTTGCCGCCTCCTGTATTTTGATATATTTCGTTATAGCCGCATCACAAGACCAATTATATAAATTAATATATTCACCACTTAGACATTTTCTTCCAGACAATGGACATTCTGAGCATTTAAGTAATTGAGTTATTGAATTATTAAAATTATTCGACTTTATGCTGTATTGTAACATTTTCTTTAGCTCGTCTACTGTCTTTTTCATTTGCCGCCTCCTATTATATTATCTATGAAAGTAAATTTCTTGTCTGCTGAAATTGTTTTTGATATTAAAGTATCATCTATTTGTTCAATATCATCTAGATATTTTCTAAATCTTTTTCGTAATTTAGTTAAATTGAAATTTACATTTACTGCAGATGTATCCCATTCCTTTGCAATTTGCTTCAAGTAATTCTCTACATCTGGGTTAGTCGTATTTATATCTCTGCGGATCATTGCATCAAATAATCTCGTTACGTTTGTTCCCTCTTTAAGTAAATCCTCAAATCCTACAATCAATGCCTCAACTGTATCATCAAGAATCATTGTGTTGAGATCATCATATTCATCTACTAAGTTATCAAATGTGATTTCATTCTTGTCTGAAACCATATCTGTAGCTACATCTGTACTACCGCATTTCTTACATACATAATTATTATCTACTATGTTTAATCTTGATTTATTTCCACATGTTCTACATGTTTGCATTGTACCTTGATTAATATGTTTCTTTACATATCTTTGCGTTTGCCATGTACCAGATTGCAAAATAAACAGGAATGGTTCTCCGACATCTAATTTTGCTTTGGTAAGTCCAATTGCACAGCCAATCATGAATTCTTGTCTGATATCATCGTCTTCTAATAGACAATTCTTACTAGTAAATCTACTAATTCTACGTCTCATATGGTGTTGCTTTATTTCTTCTAATAGAATATCTGTTGCGATCGTGTTATCATTCTGCGCATTAAATATTAATACATTTAATAATTCACTATATTTTGCTTTATCTGTTGTTCTGAACTCATCCAATTGTTTTCTCGTATTTGTCACTTAATTATACCTCCAGTATCTTATTAAAGTTTGTCTTATTGAATTTTCTAACTCCACTGTCAGTTCGTATTTCCTTTAAATTGGTCATCTGTGAGGATCTAATAAAAGCGACTAATGTAATTTGTCCTGTAATTCTTACTCGACATTCAGCAGATTTAATACTTCCGTTTTTCGCGGCTGATTGTACATCAACTATCTTATATTCAATTTTCAAGTCGTCTCTGTCTTTTATCAATTCTTCTACTAATGCCACTGTGTGTTCTTCAAACACTTGCGATGTCTTCTTCTGTGTTGGTTTCTTTTTACCATCTGAACTACCATCAAATTCAAGCTCTAATCCATCATCTGATGTTACTAGTTTATCTATTAATGCTACTCTAGCTACAGACTTGCAGTACTCACAATATTGACTGCTAGTCAGTTCTGTTGTTAAACAATCTAGATTGCTAATACCTAATTCTTTATTAGTAATTGTTGTTACTCTCACTGCTGATCTATAGAATGATATGTAACATGTATTGTCTTCAACTCTTCCTGTTATCTTGTTTACTATAATAGAATCCATTGCATCTCCAATCTCTTAATTCAACCTTATTGTAATATCTAAAAGTTTAACTTGTAAATCTACGGAAATCAATTTTTTGGGCACACACTAGGTGCACCCAAATTTAATGGTTATTGACTTACTTATTCTGTTACTGGTGCCTCAGCAGTTCCAACTTCTGGATCTGTAGCTTCAACAGCTTCATCTTCCTTAACAGGCTTAACTTTTACAGGTTTCTTTGGAAGTACTTCAAGATGAGTCATTTCTTTAAGAAGTTCTGTAGCTGTGAATGCAATGTCTTCACGTAATTTTCTTGGTTTAGACATTTGACCCGATTTTAATGCCACTTCAATTACTAAATCTGCCATCTTGTCGCCAACACCTACTGAGAATTGAACCTTGGCTGTAGCCGCTTTGATATTACCATTACCATAATTTTCGATAATATCAACAACAACCTGATCTTCTTCGCAAATTGAATAAACAATCTCTGAACCTTCTGGCAATAATTCTTTTGAAACGTAACTAGCCGATTCTTTTTCAAATCTTTCATCAAATGAATGTAACTTTTGACGTAACATTGTAATAGCAGTACCTGCTACTAATGCAACTGAGTCGTATTTTGCAGGAAATTTATTTTCTTCCTTGCGGCGATCAGTTGGATCAAATACATAACCAAATTTAGCGATATTAATGATCATGAAACTTTTAAATGCTTCTTTGCGATCTGTCGCTGAGTATGATTTTGCTTCAATACCCTTTTCTTCGTCCTTCTTGATGTCTATTGGCATTGCGAATCCCAATTCTACAACCATTTCATCATCAGATTGAACCTCAAGTAATTTTGTGTTTGTACGGAATAAACTTGCAATAGCAACGCCATCGCCAATCATTCTAACTGTGACTTTGTTACAACGTGCTAAATCTTTCATTGCGTCATTTGCGTTCATGGTGATTCCTCCTTTTATTTTTAAGACCATTTGCCTTATCAGGACCCACTACCACACGACTAGTAATGAGTCCGGTAAAACAAATCGACGAGAAGAACTCCTGGATCTAAGAGTTCATCGAAATTCAAGAAATAGCGTTTCGGCAACCTGCCAGTAAGAGCGTTATTTCTTGAATTTTATCAAATCTTAGAATATTGGGTTTGTGTGATCTGTCAGAAGAAAATATAGTCAGTCGGTACTAATTCAAAAGTACTCCAAACGAAGCTTGTTTGGCACTTTAAAATATACCATAGGCTAAACCCTAAGCCGATATAAGTTAAATCTGTGCAAATATTAATCCGTGTAATTGTAGCGTTTAATGGTAATCCTAGTATAGCTACGACTAATAACAGAACAAAAATCCGTTTAATGACATCACCTCCTAACTGCTCGTTTGTGTGTTAACATGTTTTTTATAATGAGGCTCCGTCCGTAGATAAATCCAGTATTATCAGGACTACCTCGATTATGTCTTTTAATAAATGCCGAAGCCAAAATTATGATTTCACAACCATTGTCGTTTTGTGTTTTCTGAGGCAACCAAGAAGCCACTAATTTAGGCTATACTTGTTATTGCCTTGATGCGGTCTTCCGCTTTGTCTACCGATCTTGGCGACCGTTCCATCATTAACTTAACACTGATAAGTATCATGACCAATTAATATAGCAAGCGCATCTTTCTTCGTTTTCTGAGCGTCTATCATTGAACAGGGTCGAGAATGAAAGAGCGGTTGAACTATTGAGCAACCAATTTAATGATCTGGTGTTCTGCCAGTTGGCTTTAAACATAAGATCAAGGTCAAGGGAACCCACGCCAGATCAATTGCAACGACAAGTCGTTACAGATCTAGGCCACCTTCGGTGAAATAGGAAACAAGAGCCACAAGATCAAATCAAGATCTTGAAAATAACATTCCTTACATTCTTCAAAACAAAGGCAAGAACTATCTATTAATTTAAACTATTTAATCTAGTCATTTTCTTCAATAATATGTCTTACCTAGAGGCTACTTCTTCCAAAGCTTGGTTGCTTCGGAACCCTTACGGCCTAGCATTCCAAATAGTATTGTTACTATTATAAGTACACTAATATCATGGAGTATCATTTTAAGAATCCCATAAGTTACCCAAAGTACAGCACCAATAGCAATTCCTCCCAGAACTCGGGTGGCTGATACGTTGAATACCCCTATTCGTCTTTTCATATCTGTCACCCTCTCTTTTTGTTAATACGTCTACAGTAGCATCATTACTAGTAGGCTATTTAGGATAATAGCAAACACTATATAACCCAGTGAAGGTATACCTTCTTGGAATCTGTCGCCCTTTATAGCCGATCTCATTCCAAAAAGGATCACTCCCATGATTATCGCCGTTAATGTTGGCGCTAGGATTAAGACTCCCATAATCATTAAGTGTAATATCTGAGCTGGGTTATCGTGTTTCACTTTAATCCTCTGATCTTTGACAGTCGCCGCATCCTTGACACGGTCGACTTGGTGTACATTTACATCTTCGTTTTGTGTCGACTGGATAGAGCGGTTTGGTAATTTCATACATTATATCCCTCCTTCCCTAGACCAAGGTCTTACCAGTCATTACCGCGTAACAATATTCACAAACGATATGCTCATGAGTATCCTTGTCAGGATCGGTGACTGTAATCTTGGCGAATGCTGGTTCCTGTTCCGAATGAGTTGCTTGCGACATCGCAATCAATTGATCATCCGTTTGTTCCTCCGAGTTCTCAAAACTCCTTGAGCTGTACGGGCCGCATGCCGCTAAGTGCATACTACATTTCAGTGTTGCATTTCTGGTTATTCCTAACATTGGTTGTGTACCTCCACTTTAATATTTATAGAAATCGCTCCTCTTACAGACGATTGCTATTTGATTTAAGAAATTCTAGATTTGCTTTCGACTTCTTGTCTTTAAAAATATGAGCCGCACAAATAGGGCAAATATAGAATTTAATTTTTGTACCATCACGATACTCAACTGTTGATTTAATCCAATCTTTCGGTTCCGACATTGTAAATGTTTTATTACTGCATCTCAGACACTTCACCTGATTCATCTTTGTTGTCGCTGTCTTCACCTTTTCTCAACTCCTGTTCGTCTTTTAAAATATTAGTTAGACCGCTGTATGTGAATGATTGTTTACCATTCATCATACTTGGTTTCTTAAATTGACCTGAGACTATTTGTGTCACAATTCTTAATTCAACTTCTGAGTTATCTACCCCAACTTCTGATAGAATTACCTTAACTGGACACTGAGCATATGCCCAATTACCACTCTTGTATTTTGGATTGACTGCACCACCATTACGTTCGGTTACTGGTAATACCTCGATCGGGATGATGTCACCCAGTATTAACTTAATCTGTTTCTTTTCTTCGACTCGTTCTATCCAGTCAATAATCTGCGTTTCAATGTAGTTAACAGATGCTTCCATTACATCCGAGTCTCCCGTGAATTTGCTTGGGATTGCAGATGCTTGTCGATTAATTGGATCGTAATTGATGTTATGAGTATTAGCAATACTACAAATATATTGTCTGAACTGCTCACGATCAAGGAGAGCTGTTGCTCCTTCTGGTTTTTCATAGCTGGTCTCACTTTCATGAATACGCTTTATGAATTTATGTGTTCTATAGAAGTTGGCGAACCAACCCGATCGGTCTTTATTGATTGTTACACGGTTTGCTCTAACTAGCTTATTCTTCTTTGCTTCTGGTTTCGGTTCGTTGTCTATTACGACTGTCTCTGATGTGTCTGATGTCGCCTCCGGTGCTTCAAAGGTTAATTTGCCAATTTCAATATAACCTGCTTTGAGTAACTCTTGCTTACATTCTAAACGGAAATCCATCATATCATCAATTTCGTCCATCTTCTCAGTATATAATCCAAGATCTGTCATAATTGTTGTTACTGCTGGCCTACGTTTTCTTTGAATATTAATTGTCATCATCATTATTCTCCTCTCGTTCCTGTCTACGTTCTTCTCGTAGTCGTGCTTTAGCTTCGGCTTTTAAATATCGTTTGTGTTGATATTCGAGTTCATTTCGCATGAAGATCAAGATTAGGGTGCCAGCGACTACAAGCACTGGACCCCATATTGACACTATCTTGACTGCGAACTTCCATAATAGATATACCATACTATTCTTCCTCTTCTGTAGCTGTACGCTCATTCTCATATATCTTATCTAACCACTGATCTTCGACTCTATTAGCTATCTCCTCAGCAATCTCTATTGCGGCTCTGAGAGTTTGTTGCTTACAATATGCCGCATCAGCTACTATACAATCATCGGTTCCACAAACTCCAGGACTATCATAAGATTCTTGGATGTATTGCTTTATATCGTCTATTCTTGCTTTCTCTCTTCGCAATTCTGCCATCTTGCGGCGGACTGCGTTTATATCGCCAGTTTCTTCTGCATTCATCATTCCTTTAATAAACCATGTGCCACCTGATACGTGTGAAATCACTTGGATCATCTGCATGTGTGTTCTACCTGAATAATCTTGTTTTTTCATGTGTTGCTCCTTTCATCGTGTGTTCTTCATCGTCTTGGTGGACAGCCCACCAGCCAGTCGACCGCAAGGGAGTAGCGATCAACTCGAGCTAGGCTATCTCAGACAGCGACCGCGCCGCTCTCTAAAACCATTATACCACATCGCGTGGCGTTTGTCAATACTCTAAACACTTTAGCCTGTGAAAGTGTGGCTTATTTTTAAAGAAAGAACAACCAAGAAAGAAATTAGTGTATTAAATTGTTGGTTGTTCATAATATGCCTCCATAAAAGAAAGGATGGGCGATCGGCGGTGACCGCCCTATTTATGCTAGATTTCTAGCTTGTCAAGCGTTATGAAAATTTCTGGTAGTGTTGCTCTTAGTGATCTGCGCCCACCTAATTTGATCATAAGATGCTTGGTTGGCATTTGTTCAGACCTGAGGATGATCATTTTTACTGCCAGTGCAACTTCCGCTCCAATCAATAGGACTGCGATTGGTGCTGATTTGTTTGCGATGAAGTATCCATTGGTTGCTCTATAGAGCGCTCGTAAATGTGAATCGCCCATATTATCTCGCAGGTGATTCTCTGCTTCGGCTTGCATACCTATTATCTGTGCTCTTAGGTTAGCCTTGTCGAGTCCAGCGAACTTGGCTGTGATTTCTTTGTATTCATTCTGGAGTTGTGCTCTCTTTTGCTCAGTCACTATAAGATCACTCCTCTACCTTGTGCATCATATATGTGTAGTGATACCTGCGTGATTCCTATTGCTCCTAGTGTGTTCTGCGATATGAATGGCAGTAGTCCTAGGTCCTCAATGATTACCAGCTTCTCTGATGGAGTGAAACTATCAGTATCTAGCATGTCACTACAGTAAATCGTCTTCCTGATTGGCCCAGTGATTACTCCATTGGTTACCGCATCAATAAACATCTCTGCTTCATCCTTGGCTTCCTGTTCCCATTCTTTCTTGAGATCGTGGTTCATTACTGACCCAGCAATCTTATTCATTAGTACTGCACAATCTGCCATGAAGAATTTTGTTAGTGGTTTCATTTCCTTTGGTCCTGATTTCTCAAGTACTAGTATTGCATGTTCTCGCGTGTGTTTGTTCATTTTAATTCTCCTTCTCGTCATTATTGTGGACTATCGTCCTTTCTAGACCTACCATTGGTAGACCCACAAAGGGCGGGCGGATTATTCCGCCAAAGCCGCCATAAGTGATATCTTTGCTATCTGCATTTCCTGTCCTGTTTCTTCATTCGTGATGAATATTGTCACATCCATATCTTCTAAATCGACTGCTACTCTACCTACTACCTCTGCATCACTGCGGTCGTCTTCACCCAAGAATGTTGCTGTAACCCCACATTCGCCATGGCTCATTGATTGGTATGTCCATGTGCCGCCTACTGCATTCGTGAATATCTCTGTCATCTTCGCTGTGTTCATCATCGTGTAACCTCCTCGTCGTGGAGCGACACCGCGCCGCTCCTCTAATTAAATTAAACCATACCGCGCCGCGTCTGTCAATAATTCCTTCACTTTAGCCTGCGAAAGTGGACTATTGAGCTTTTGCAGTCTTTTCAATGTCAACTTCAACGATATTGAGTTGCTTCTTACCTTCGATCATCCAGCATGTATAAACTGCTGATGTATGATTGTGTGATACAACTGCCGAGCAATGGCTTAATTCCACGACTATGCATTCATCCATTTCAAATTCTTCATTGATTGCCGCTAGTAATTCTGGTGATGAAATGTGTTGTTTCTTTGATGTTCTACTCTTTACTGGTATTTTAACATCGTCCCAGTCAAGTACCATCTCTTCCATTAGTAGGTCTCTCAGTGATGTCATACACTTAACATTGATCGGTTTTGTTAATTGTCCTGATTTTAACATCGGTAGCATCACGATATCTGCTATTCCGCTTGGTCCATCTTCATCTTCGCTGTTGATTGCTATCGTTACTAGTACCTCAATGTTTGCCCATAGCATCTTATCATCTTTCGTCTTTGCAAGTACTGGCTTATCATTGTATTCATCGATTAGGTTGATTTCTTTGAATTCTACATTCGTTACAAATACCGAAGTGCCTTCTCGCATTTTGGCTGAAAGCTTGTCTGTCCAATCAATCACCAAATCTTTCACTAGTAAAACTGAGTTTTCTGCCAATTCTTTGCCGCCTGCCTCTGTTCCCATAAAATTAGTCTTCTTGATCATTGTAATTCTCCTTTCGTTCTTATAGTCGATTTGTAGTTGTGATGGTTTGGCCCACCATCCAATACCCAACTGATTAGGTACTCGATGGGTTGCCAACCCGCGTTGTCCGTCACCGCAATCTCAATCGGCATTCGCTCCAGTGGTCCCAGTTTCGGTTTCACGATCGTTGCGTATTGAGTGCTCTGGCTCTGCACGCTCATTCTTTTGCGTGTCTTTTCATTGTCTGCGATTCAGTTGCCAATGTACGATCAACCAAGTCGACGACGCCGCGCCGCTTGATCTAATTAAATTATACCACATCGCGCCGCGTCTGTCAATATTTCCTTCACTTTAGCCTGTGAAAGTGTGGCTTAACGATGTCGGACGAACTGTCCACGCAACGACCGTATTGATTGCAGTCGCTCCATGGGCGGCTCATTACCGCCTATTTCTGGTTTGTCTTTCTCTACGTCATCAAGTTGGTTGCTTGAACCAACGATGTATGACGTTAGAGGCTATTTTAGGTTATATTCATTGATGGTTCATTCGTTTGTCATTTGTTCATATTTTCTTATTCATCGTCTATTTCATAGTGAACGCCCATTTCCGCGACTATTTTAGTCTAATTTAGCAACCAACAGGGTCCGTCTTGAACTTTGCTTATGCTCTATTGTCTATTGGTTGCGAAATTGATGAAGACCATCTTTCATTTCAGTTCACTATACTGTCTATTGGTTGATAGTGGATGGGTTTGGGGTACCGGCTTAAAATTGCGATTCATGTCACCTTGTTTATTGTATTTCGTTGACGTTGATGACCTCTTCCCCGACTAGTAGTCTATAGTCTTCGAGACCAATTGGCAATTCGTCATTGACTGCCGCCCAGACCGCCCAGAGCTGAATGATCATCCCAGTTGTTGCTATTTGACCAGTATGTGCTTCCACTATATCAACTGCTGATTGTGCTAGTCCCACTGTTATTGCGGCTGACATTGCCTTGGTTGTTGCATCCAATAAAGTCTCTATGTTGCTGTATTCCAATGTTGCGTCTATTAGGTACCCGTATTGTTCAACTACTGATGATATTTCGTCATTGCCTAGTAACCGCTTCATTTCGCTTATTTTCATGGCTATTCTCCTTCGTGTTTTGTTCTAGTCGATTTGTTGGTTGCCGATATGTCCCGCTTCTGTTCTTAGTGCATATGATCAATCACTGCTGTTACTAGCTCGAGATTTTGAATTGGTCTGACACCACGGTTCATTGCGTGCTCATCTGCCAGTTCCAGTGCCTCTGCTATTGCATCTACCATTGCATCTCTTTCATCGTACTCACCTGACTCGATCATCGCTTGGTGAATTGTCTCAGCTGTTAGTCTTGCATTTTCAATTATCGCGTCTCTTATTTCGCTGTTGTTTGCTCTGGTCATTTGTCCTCCTGTAATCCAGCGGCTCTGCCAGCTGAACTGTCGTGTCCGTCGTCGACGATCATCAGCGGCAACAACGCCGCGTCATCTGATCTAATTACATTATACCACGCGCGTCGCGTCCTTTCAAGCCTTTGTGGTGATATACCCACTTCTACAGGTTTTTGGAGTCTTTAACGTAAGATTTCATCATCCATGACAATTTATTTGAACTATATTTAATCTATCATTCTATTCAAACGATACTTAATGCGGAAGAAAGGAGTGACCAAATAATGAATAATGTACCAGTACCTAAGGACGTACAAGATAGCACGGGTCGGAAGAATACCGGGGTAGCCCAGAATCAAGTAGCAGGTAGACACCATAATAGTATAGAAATATCAGATAATTTAGAAATATCGGTCAAAAGAGGTAAATATGCATTAGCTTGCGAGAAATCTCCATATAAAGTAGACATTGATACTTGGCTGAACGAAGGGAAATCTTATTCTTGGATTTCTAAACAACTAGAATTACTAGGAGATCCTATTTCGCCTAATTCTGTTTCTAAATACGCCAAACATAGACAAGCAATGGTCTCTAAGAAATTAATGGAAGATCCAACATATCAAGATGCAGTAAACCATATTAAGTCTAACATCCAGGATGGAATAACTCAGGTAAAGCAACTAGACCTTATGGGACAGTTAGATGATGTAATATCTTCTAATTCTTCATTGATTGCTAGATATGCCCATGATGTTGTAATTGAAACAGCTCAAGACCTGCGTTATGTCAGTCAATCTGTAATACAGGCTATAGAGGCAAAAGGTAAGCTTGCGTTAATGTCACAGAAACACCAATCTAATGCGAAAGAAATGGAGGAAAATAACGGTAAGCTAAGTGCAGGTGGACAAATGAAATCTGTATTGTCAGATATACTTGCGGCGATGACTCCAGAAGAAAGAACTTCATTAATTGATAAAATGAGAAATGGACTATAAATAAAGGAGGCAAATATGAGAAACTGGCTATTAAAGAAATTGTTAGAATGGAAGAAGAAACATTATGCGTATCAAATATTATCAATTGAACTCGAAATAAAATTTAACCATGAAGATGAAGATGATGTATTAATTGATAAATTCAATGATTATCTGAATATCTGTAAAGCAATTGATACTATGATTATAGATATGGAGGCAAATAATGGATAATAATGAAATTGTGGAAGTTGAATCGGAAGATACAATAGAAGCAACCGAAACAGAATCTGAAGTGCAAGAAGACCAAAATTATAATGAAATACTTGAAGCAGAATTGAAGGATAATGGAGAAATGATCAAATGGGAAGATATGTCCATGGAAGACATATTCCTAGAGGGACTCAGTTCATTGGGTGAAGCAGATTATAAAGAAGTTATTTCTGAATTTGACTCAATAGCTTGGATAGAAACTAACCGTACAATTAAGGGTAGACCATTTAGTTTTGATAAGAGAAATTATCTACTTGATATCTATAGAGATGAATCTAGACACTTGATAATTTATAAGGGTCGACAAGTTGAAATGACTGAGTTTGCAATCAATTGGTGTTTATGGAAATTATGGAAACACCCATATACTGCCGCACTTCATACGTTCCCACGTGACAAACAGGTGTTGCGCGTTAGTAAACAAAGGATACAGCCTGCAATTAAAGATAGTAAAAAATTGACTGCATGGAAGTCACCTGAAAGTGATCAAAGAATGATCAAATTTGAGAAAATGGCTAATCCAGATACAGGACTTATTCCTTACAACTTCTTGGTTATGGGAGGTACATGGGAGGGTGCTGGTGGTGAAGCTGGGGATGCCGCTCGTGGACTTACTATAGATTTCACAGTATATGATGAACGTCAGGATCATCCCAATGATGTTGAGGCAGTAGTTGGTGAAGCTATGTCCCATAGTGAATTCAAAAAGTCATTAACATTAGGAACCCCTAAATTGCCAGGCACCCAATTTGATGAGGAATGGGAATCTAGTACGAAACAATTCTGGATGAATACTTGTGAACATTGTGGCATGGTACAGACCATGACAATGGAAAATATACTTAAATGTGATGAACATAAAATAGAATTAATTATTGCAGGTGAGGATCAAGAATACTATTATGGATGTCGTAGATGTTTCAAACCTATTAATAGAGTAGATGGATTTTGGAAAGAAACTAATCCTCAACGTAGAGCACCATATAGTGGATATCATATTAGTCAACTTATAGTATCATGGATCAGCGCTCAAGAGATAATGGATAAATACATATCTGTTAAATATACTAAGCGTAAATTCTTTAATGAGGTTCTTGGGCTTGCATATGGTGGAGATGATATACCTATTACGCAAGAAGCCATGAATAAACTATACAAGAATGATTATGGATTGTATGATCATGAGAATGAAAAACTCTATGTCGGTATTGACTGGGGTAAAACTTCATGGATTTGGGTACAGAAAAAGACTGAAAATGGTATACAGCCAATAATGATTGATTACTGTGATGATAAGAGAACTAATAAACATGCATCTATCTTTGCACAGAAATTGAAACCATATGCTCAATACATCAAGTGCGTTGTAAACGATGCTGGACCGGACATTACGAGACATCAAACGTTGGGCGAAGAGCTGGTTAAAATTGGGATTCACGCACCTGTATACGCCTGTTACTACGCCCAGCCACCTGCTAAGGTTGATACGAAATTCAACGACAAGGAAGGTATTGTATCTGCAGGTAGATCTGAGTATATTGAAATGGTATCGAAAGAAATTGAAACGGAACAATTAATACTTCCAGGTAAATTGAAAGATACTCCTATTATGACATTGGTTGATACTCACTTTACTTGCCTAAGTTCAGAACGTATTAAAAGAGACAATGGACAAGAATTTATTATTTATCATAACTCCGGAGATGATCATTTACTACATGCTAAGATATATTGTAATGTAGCTATGATGTCAGATGTGGATTTACAGCATGTCGGTAGTAGTGCTTCTAATTTCCAGAATAATAACAAAGCTAATATTCAAAGTACATCAAATAGATCGAAAGATTTATATGGATTATTGAAAACAACTATAAAACCTAAGAAACAGGCCGCAAATTCAGTACAATTTGGCAGGTCTAATAGAAGGAGGGGTCTACGTTAATGGGACATCATGTTGAACTTAATGGAACATCGGTCGGGGTATTCGATCCAAGTACAGGAAAGGTCCAATACCACAATGAAATATTTGAAGAAAAGGTAAGTGAGATCATAGCAGGCCAGAGTGCTGGTCAAGATTTCACTCAAGCATTCGCACGTGTACGTGTAGTATATAAGTGGGATAGAAACAGGGCTAGAAACAATGATACAATATTTGCTGAATGGAAGGGAAATCCACTTATGGCAAATAGAGTACGCATTCTGAATTCTATGATATTTGGTCGAGGATTTTCATACACATATGATAAGACCACAAAGGAAACTATAGATAGGTTCTGGCGAATCAACAAACTATCGAAGAAACTCAACAAATTAGGAGCGGATTCTCAGCTATATGGTGAAGTATTTATGGCACTTACTCCACAGCGTTCTGGAGATGTTTTAGTTACCATCTATGAATCTGGAAATGTCGAAATAGATACTCACCCATCATCTGTTGATCTTATAAACTTCTATGGAGTAGCTTACAGAGATGAAGAAAAATCAGAAGATGTTTATTTGAAATTCAAACCACTCGACACATATCTTATGGAATATGAGATGCAACAATCAGTGGTCGGAAATGCAGTCAGAAAAGTTCGAAGTGCATTAGGATTAGGTTCCGTAAGACTTTCGGGATTTGATGGAATAATGGTACACCTTCCATTTAATAATTCAAGTGCAGAAGCACATGGTACAAGTGATTTCAGACAAGCTTATCCATATTTAAATGATTATTCAGAATTCTTAAGTGATCGCTTAGATATTCATCATAGATATGCTAGTCCAGCTTATGATATCACAATAGATACAGAAGATCCTCAGAAAATACAAGATCGTATCAGCGAATTAGTGAATTTTAATCATGGAGATAATCCAGTACACAATAATAAGGAAACATGGAAGATGTTAGAATGGTCTGGTAATACTCCAGATTCACAAGAGGATGCTGGAGAATTAAAGGGCATGATTTGCGCTGGTATGAGTATGCCAGAACATATTCTCTTTTGTAGAAGTGATGGTGATAATGATGATGCAACAGATTATGCACTCAATAAGCTGGCAGAGGATAGACAAGATAGCTATGGTGATATGTTTACTGATATCCACAAATTCGTGGGAATTGTTGGAGGAATTGAGCCATCTGCTATAGATGCAGGTAGATTGATATTCCCAGAAGTATCAACAATGTCTGAGAAAGTTAAAGCAGAAACTTATGTACTTAAAGTTGGCGCTAAGATTGTATCACGTGAAACAGCGGCATATAATTGTGGTCATGATTGGGATCTTGAAAGTGAACGAATACTCGAAGAAATTAGGGTTTTAGGAGATCCGCGTGAGAGTTCAAGCGTACAGGGTACTCAAGATGGACGTGATAATACGAGACTTAATTCAGGTCAAGATGGTGCCAATACAGATAGTACACCCAACCCAAACACAGTTCAAACAGATTCAGTAGCTCAGGGATCTGATCGTAGGCAGTCAAGAAGTGAATAGGAGGCATGGAATGGGAGAACAAGATGGTAAACCGAATATTGAAATTATTGCAGATGATCCACAGTTAACATCGTATGTAGTTAAGTCATCAATCAAGTTTCAAGTAGGTGTGACAGTAGCTATTGCAATCGTTGCGGCGATTCTCACCTATAAAACTGGATCTGCGGACAATGTTGCAGTAGGTTCACTAATCACACTAGCAACTGGACTTGGGATGGAATATAAAACTAAATAGCACCGAACATAGAAAGAGCACCCTCAATTAAGATGGGTGCTCAATCTGTATTTATATGAAGATGCAGAACGGGCGCGATAATATTGTTACTCTGGTAACCACCATTCCCTAAGGTAATGTGACTATTGGTCCTTTGTGATATTTCTTCTTCTTTTTTTATTTAAGTTACTTGAATTTATTTGGTTTTGATCTTCTTCTGTTGATTAGTCTGTTGCAAGCTTGCTTGCGAAACAGCGGCGAAAATTTGATTTTCGTTCGACTTTCCCTGTTCCCTTGACCTTATCCTTTGACCCCGTTGCCTTTGACCTTCATGCTTCAAATCGATTCTTTATTGTTTGCTTATTCGTTTGAGGGACTGTTAATAATAGGCGATTCGAGAGGCAAGAAAACTGCCGATATTTCTATCATTTTATTGTGTTGGTTGCGATTACTATAATCTTCGCGTATATTCGCACACATGGTGCGTATGAAAATAAAAAGGAGGGAGGCAACTTATGCCAGATGATATTAAAGATCTATTAAGAATTTCAGAACAACTGGGCATCACGGGTTCAGTTATTGGTATTGAAGATGAACAATCAATAAATATACCAATTGATGAGCGATTAGACATAGACCAAATTGTTGTAGATGGTGACACTAAGCCAGTATTTGTTATCGTAGAAACAGTAAGATCGGATACAGCATCACGTAACGGTCGATTATTTACTGAACGTTCGGTAATGGATATACACAATCAGACTCCTGGAACAATGGGGTATCTTGGACATCCTGATCCATCTAGGGTCGGATTTGAATTTCGTGATCCACAATCTATCTTTGTAGGTTCGATCTTAGAGACAGAGGGTGGAATTTTACGTGCAATATCTAAGGCCTACATTTTCCCTGAATCGCCGCTGAGGCAATGGGTACCAGCATCAATCGCCGCTGGAAATCCAATTGGAGTTTCAGTTTTCGGAGATGGTCAAGGTAGACCTGATCCAATCTCGGGTAATGTTATCATTGAGAGGATGCATAACCTAGAATCAATAGATTGGACCAACCCTGGCACTCAAGGAATGCTAAATTCCGAATCACTAAATGTCGTAAATGAAATGGACCAAAATGGTCAAAATAATCAAGGAGGTAGTAAGGATATGGAAGTTGGAGTAAAACTCGACACTATTACAATTGCTGAATTAAAGCAAGCTAATCCTACAATCGTTGACAACATTATTGCTAATATCTCGATTGCAGAATTACAGCAACACAATCCAAAAGTTGTAGAGAAAATCCAAGATGAAGTTAAAGTTTCTGAGATTTCACTTACACTTAATGGTGAAGAAAAGAAAGTATCATTGAAAGATGTACAATCTCATATCGACGCAAGAGATATCGTAATCAAAGAAATGACAAATGATAAGATTGCAACTGAAATGGCAGGTCTTGTTGAAACTAAGATTACTGAGCTAGTTGAAGAAGATTATCGTGATGCTGTTAAAAATCGCGTAACAAAGAACAATTATGCTGATGAAGCATCTTTAGTTGCGGCTATTAATGAAGAAGTGACATTTATTGCTGAATTAGCTGGTAATATGGGTCCTGACTTTAAGAAGCCAAAAGGTAATCCACAACGTAAAAATACTGGCGACGATGCATCTGCGATTGCTAATGGCATTTTAGCAGGTCTTGGCGTTAAAACAGGTAAGGAGGCATAATTTATGGACAACTATAGATTAGGTGAAGGTAATTTAGTATCATCAGGTGAGCCAACATTCAACCCAGATGACCAATTCTTTCTAATTGCTAATGGAGCAATCAGTAAAGGAACATTTATCCAACTAGAAGGTTCAGCAGATGGTGAAGTTGAAACTGCGGCAGACAATGCGGCGGCTCCAATTGGTATTGCATTCTCTGATTATGCAGATAATGAGAGAGTTACTGCTGATACTAGAGCATATGCTTCTGTTACAGCTGTTGGAGCAGTAACACGTGGTGCTAAATTAGGTGTTGCGGCTGGTGGTCTTGTTAAGACTTATGCATCAGGTGCATCAGTTGGTACTGCATTAAATACAGCGGCAGACACAGAAGAAGTACGTTTTGTAGTTAACATTCAAGTCTAATTAATGGAGGTATATGAGCATGGGTAATCAAGCAATCGATTATAAGAACTTAAGAATTTCTGAATTACACACTCGAGCTGATTTTGCATCTATCATGACTCAAGTAATTAATCCATTACTTTTGTCTGGTGTAACTGAGGAACCATCGCTTTTTGAGCAAATATTCAGAACATTCCAAGTAGGTAAATCTACTATTCAATTCCCATTCCTAGACGGTTTGGTAGTTGGTAAAATTACAGAAGGTGAAGAAATTCCATTCACTTATATTGGTTATGGAATCAAGACTATTACTGTAGAAGATTATGGTATTAGAGTTGGTTTTACACGTCAACAAATCCGTGAGGATGAACTTGATTTAATGAGATATACAGCCGAAGAGGTTGGTCGTGCTCATACTAGAACTAAAAATATGGTTGCATTCGCGGCTCTTGAAGCTGGTGCAGGTAACTCTGCGGCGGCGGCAACTCCTGGCACATTAGCTCTTGTTGACATTCGTGCGGCTAAATTGGCTGGCTCAAAATTCGTAGAAGCTAACACAGGTATCTTCCGTCCAGTACAATTTACACATCTGATTGTAAATCAAGAACAACATGATGATCTATTACCAGTTGACAATAATACTATTCCACCAGGAATTGTGTTAAATTTCGAAACTGGTGAAATCAGTGGTGTATTAGGTTTACGTTTAGTAATAACTAACTGGATTACTGCTGGTGTTGCATTAATTTTGCGTGCACAGGAGAGACTGTTATATCTTGTACGTGAATCGATCTCAATTGACAATGCTGAAGTTTTTGCAACGGCGGCCGAAGAAATTCGTACGATCGAAGCATTTGGTTTTGCAATTCTTGACTCGAATCACGTATATAAAATTACGGGAGCATAGGAGGAATAGAAGATGCCAGAAACTAATAAAGAAAAAGCAACTACTCCAGCTGAAAAGCCGGAAGTTAAGCCAACTGCTAAACCTACTGCTAAAAATCCAATGGATGAAAAGCAATATTGTCATCTGATTACAATGGTACGTAGAGGCACATTCACAGACCGTAAAGGTCGTGTATGGCGTGGAGGTTCAAAACCAAAACATGTGCCAGCAATTTACAAAGGCGCACTCAGTGAACGCCAAATCCATACGGATTTAAACCAAGAAGCATATCTTGAAAAGAATGATGACATCAGATGGATGGTAGATAACAATGAAATGACAATTTCTACTATCGATAAGCAAAAAGGTGAAAAATTCGAGCAACCAAATATCGAAGTTGAGTAAGGAGTGATGATTGATGGCTGTTTCATTGGAAGATATTAAAGCCAGAGTACAGCATTTAGTCGATCGCATGAACAATCTCATAGCCGATGATCAAACAATTGATATCGATATCTGCGTATCACGTGCAATTGCTGATGCGCAGGTCGATATATCATCATTAGACCCTGATAGCAAGTTATTTTTAGCACTTGAGATCAGGGTCATGTACTATGTAGTATACGAAGCACGATTTACTATCATGCTAGATTTCCGCATAGATACAGGTAATGAAGGTCGTGAAATCGATAAGACTAAGAGACTGGATAATCTTAAAAAGACGATGGATGATTTAGATCGTCAGTATAAAGTAGCAATTAATGCCGCTAGATCAGTATCTGGTATAGTGTCACTTAGTGGGCGTGATACTGTAGATCTAGGAGATATTAGTACAGGATGATTCTTAGTACTGCGGAACGTACTCAACTGGATAGAGATATCAGAGAATCAATCGTTAGTTATGGATATGAAGTCATATTAGTTGATAAAGTTAAACCAACTGATACATCAGCTTCATGGAATCCTGTATTTAATGAGGTAATTGGCGATTATCAGTTTAACATACGACAGAATATTCCTGCAGGTCTTTATAATGACACTTATAGAGATCAAACACGTGATGTCGAGGTATCTGGATTTGAAAATATGGGTAGGACATTATGTAGTATACCATATAAATACATGTTAAATGATGTACTAACTGATATTCCAGTTGAATTAACAACTATTGTAATCTTTGAACATGATTTGACAACCCACTATCAGATTACTGATTATAGATTTAACAATGGTGAACATCGTACTAGATTATTAAGAACAGACGGTGATGACAAGATCATTGATGCTGTAAAGGTGGCGTTAGGGATATGAGAATAAACTTTAATACAGGTAGGGTACAATCCCGGGTCCATGGTGTCGATCGTACTATCCGAAATTTAGCATACAATAATCAGAATGTACTACGCGCGGCACAAGAAGGTTGTGTCATGGCGGCGAGACATTTAAAATTCAAAATACAAGCAAAATTCGGTAAGTATCAACAAGGATGGGCACCACTATCAATAGCTTATAGATTTAGGAAATTAGCCAAATATGGTACCACTGGTAAACCTCTAATCGCAGAAGGTAAGATGCAGTCTTCATTTTATATTAGAGAGCCACAGAACAAGCGGATCACTGCATCAGTTGCGTCTGATGATCCAAAACTTAGATTTCATGTTAGTCCAGGTACTGGGTCTCCAGTTCCTAAACGTGATCCTGTATTTCCAACAGTTGAGGAAGAAGAAGATGCAATGCATAAGATCATACGGCGTAGAGTTGGACGCGCTGTGAATGGGAGGGGATAGATATGGGAATCGCAGATAAACCTATATTGCCAGCAATTGATTTTAATTTTGAGATGTCTATACTCAAACAATTGGGTGACAGATTAAATGATAGTGCGATTGAGGCTCTATATCCTATTCTAGACAGAGATAATCTTGTAATAGCAATTGCATATCCGGAAGATTTTACAAAATTCCAAAAACCATCTATCATTCTGCAGAAAATGAATTGCATGATAGATAAAATAGCTCTCGGCAACTTCTTAGGTGTTAGAACAAATGCTAATGAGGAAGTCGAAGATGTTCACGGTGTGGCCTATAAGATGAATTATCAATTTATAATTAATACACGTAATAATACAGATAAATGTTTATTACATGCACTGGTTCTCGACCACTTCTTAACGAAGAATAGAATTGATAATACAGGTGATTTTACATTATATGATTTCACTGGAGATGTACATACACCAGTCGAAATAGGTACTATCCAATTATTGTCTGGATTTGATGGAGTTTCACTTGCGAGCAATAATAACAATGATTACGCAGGAACGATTTCATTCGATTCTCATGTAATACAAACCGATGTTCCCACACAAAGTTTCGTTGATCTTGCGTTGGGGTATGACATCAATTATACTATAACGTTATAAAGGAGGTAAACAATGCCAAATAAAATTATTGGTTCGAGTGAGATAGTCTCCGGCGTCATTCAGCCAAGTCCTGGTATTAAAAGAGTTTATATTATTGGTGCCAAAGGTACGGCTGGTTCTATGACAGATCTACAGTCAGAGCTTACAATCAGCAAGGATGATGCCGAAGCAAAAATCGGTACTGGTACAACGATACCTGATCTCGTGGAAGCTGTTATAAATAATGGTGGTCGTGAGATATATCTAACCACTATCGACACAGTTGAGGTAGAATTAGATGATAAGTACAATGCGGCACTAGACTTAATCTCAAATGATGATGCTAGACAATCAATTATTATACTTGATATTGCGGCTGAGGCTACAGTTACGGTAGCTATTAAAGCATGGCTGTCATTAATGGAGACAGCAAATAGACATCGTTATTATATTCCAGGAATTGTGGCAGGAGACGATACAATCCCAGAGCACAAGACTGCGGCATTAGCATTTGCTGATAAACGTATTATTTATCCAGGTACTACCACTCTTGAGGCTGGTGGCGGTGATACATCAGGTACAATTCAAGCCGCTCGATTTGCGGGTATATTCGCATCAGAAACTGCAGATCCAGCATTGCCACTTAATAGTGTAGTAGTTCAAGGTCCAATTGGTCTCAAGGATGTAATTACTACAGTTGTAGCAGATGATTTGGTTGATAATCAGGTCACAGCGATGATAGCCAATGGTGGTAACATTGAAATATACCGTACGGTTACAACATCTACAGATGCTAATTACGAGGCATTCACTACTGTATTGACTGAGGATTATACACTCGATAGAGTATTAACTAGACTTAAGACTGATTTCAAACGAAATAAGAAATCTGATAGAATACTTAATGCTATTAGAGATTCTGTTATTGATGAACTATTGACTGTTGAAAGCTTAGAGATAATTGAAGACTTTGATCAAGATTCAGTTGTAGTTAGGGCAGATCCTCAGGATAGCTTCGGCGCACTTGTTGATTATGCAATCAATATTGTTACACCACTCTATACGCTTACTGTTAAGCAGAATCTTACAATTTAAGGAGGTCCAGCATGAAGAAACTTAATATGAATCTCCAGCTATTTGCTGGACAAGGTGTTAAATTAACAACATCGGATGACATATTTATCGAGGTAAATAACGTCCGAGTTGCTGGTGTACAAAACTACAATGTTGATTTTACATCTAATAATAAACGCCATGATGCATTTGGTCAACGCGATGGTATTGGTTGGTCAGAATCTGAGCAAGAATATACTATTACATTGACTAGACTTTATCTAGAAGATACAGCCATCAATGATGGTCTTGACTTCTATGATATCGTTAATGAACAATTTAATATTGTTATCGACAAAAATGGCAAACGTACAACTTACTCAACATGTTCAATACAAGGCATTAGAGAAGTTGGCGATCTTAAACAATCAGTTATGGAAACATTGACTGTACAAGCACTTACTCGAACAAAAACTAGCTAATTAAAATGAAGGAGGTACTGTTGTGATTAAACTATCAAGTTTGAGACGTGACGTGCCTCCTCACTCTATGCACGAATTCAAGGATGGGAACGGGAAACCAATTTTTGAATTTGCTATCGTTCTATTAAATATGGAACAGATTCGTAGATGTGGGGAGCAGGTCGTATTATTTAACAAGAATAATGAGGTTGATGATCCAAATTATAGTGAGGTAATATTTAATATTAACCTAGTATATCATTGCATGAGACAGCCAGATAATTTAGACATGCATATAGCAAATGGGATTGATGAGATCCAA